AATGCCAGAAGAAATCAAGGAGATTTTGGAAGAAACAGCCGGGTCCGCCGCACCCGAAACCCCAGCAGGGGAGGAAGCGGTCCGGGCTGAAAAGCCTGCCGAAGCAAAAACGCCAGGCAGCGAGAAGACAGCGGAACCCCGCAAACCCAATCCAGTTCAACCGCGGATCGACCAACTCACACGGGAGAAGGCCGAACTGCGGCGAGCCAAAGAGACGCTGGAGCGGGAGAACCAGGAACTGCGCAAAATGTTTCCGCAGGGGAAAGAAGCTGAATTCTCAGAACCAAAACCAAAACGGGAAGATTTTCTAGAAAAAGACGATCCGGAAGAGGCTTACCTGGATGCCCGGGACGAATGGAACCGGAAACAGGACAGGTGGGAGCAAGCGACGGAACAATCCAAAATAAGGACCCAGAGCGACGCGGAAGACCGCCGCGCCCTCGTCGACCAGAAGACCGCCGAAGCAGCGGAAAAACACGGTGAGGAATTCATTCGCTATGCGCAATCCCCCGAGTTGGGGAAACTACTCACCGAAGAGCTTAGAGAGGCGGTTCTGGATAGTCCGCATTTCGCGGAAGTGGCTATAGCAATGGGTAAAAACCTCGAATTGACCCGCAATTTAGCTCTATTGAGCGGCAAGGCCTTGAATAGGGCCATCGGAGTCATTGAGGCCAAGACATTGAGCCAATCCGCCAAACCGGCCGAAAAGGGAGCCATCAAGGCGCCCTTCGAACCGCCCCGGCTGCCCAGCCAGGGAGCTTCAATCTCCGGAGAAATCGATTTGGAAAGTGTTCCCATGGATGAGTTTGCCCGGATCCGTGACCGGCAACAAGTCCGTGGAGGATAAATTTGGCGAATACTCTCTTAACGCCGACTATCATCACCAAGGAGGCGTTGCGGGTGCTGGAGAACAATCTGGTAGCCGCAAAATATGTCAACCGGGAGCCGGAGGTGATTGGGGAATTAACGGGGCCGCGCAAGATCGGGGATTCGATCACGGTCCGCAAGCCCAACCGGTTCACCGTCCGCAGTGGGGTTACTTACAGCGCGCAGGATGTCACGGAAACCTCGGCAATCGTGCAGTTGGCTACGCAGATTGGCGTGGATTTCGAATTCGGCGCGAAAGAATTGACCCTCACAATCGATCAATTTTCCAAACGCTACCTGATTCCGGCAATGGCGACCCTGGCCAACAAGATCGACCTCGATATTTTGGCGCAGTATGCCGTGATTGCCAATCAGGTGGGGACACCCGCGACTACTCCAGCTACCTTTGCCGCAATTTTGGATGTGGCGAAGAAGTTGGATATTTGCTCCGTGCCTCGGGATGAACTGCGCCAGTTGGTGGTGGATGCCAACGCTAACGCAGCGCTGGCTGATGCCCTAAAGGGATTGTTTAATCCTGGGAGCCAGATCAGCGAGACCATCAAGAAGGGAATGATTGCTTCGCAGTTGGGTGGATTCAACGGGGTCTACATGGACCAAAACATTCCTATCCATACAGTCGGACCTCTGGGAGGAACCCCCGTAGTCAGCGGCGCCAGCCAGGGAATTCTGGTGGGTTATGCCGATTACACCGATCTTCTGACTAGCGGTTGGACGGCTGCGGCCGCGGTTCGCTTGAACCGTGGGGATGTCATTACCCTGGCCTTAGTCTACGGGGTGAATCCGCAAAGCCGGCAGTCTACTGGAGTGCTCCAGCAGTTTGCCTGTTCGTCCATCACTGAAGGCAATGTGAGTTCGGATGGCAGCGGCGTTGCCACCATCCGAATCCGTCCGGCGATCATCGCTGGTGGGCCTTACCAGAACGTAACCGTTCGGCCGGCAGCTAGTGCGGCCGTGACGGTCACGGGGACTGCCGCGACGGCCTATCCAATCAACCTCGGTTTCCACCGGGATGCCATGTGCCTGGTTTCGGTGCCGTTCGAGATGCCGAAAGGCGTCGATTTCGCGGCCCAGGAAACTTACAAGGGCATCACGATGTCGATCGTGCGTTGGTTCGATGGGACTAACCACAAATTCCCGTGCAGGGTAGACGTGCTGTACGGGGTGAAGGTGCTTTATCCGGAGTTGGCTTGCCGTCTGATTGGATAAGCACATCATTTTCCAACCCCGCTTGTCCTTCGATACCTCTGGATGAGCGGGGTTATCAATTCTCTGAAGGAGAGGAACATGGCGAAGGAAAAGAAAGAGAAAGAATTGGAAGACATGGACATGGATGAATATGCCGAAGCTCGCAACGGCAAGAGTTATCAGGAGCTCGAATCAATGCGAATTGAGAGAGCCGAAAACGGATATGTGCTGGAAGTCTGCCGCCGTCCGACAAAGAAAGCCAAGAAGAACAACGGGCTGGAAGCATATAAACCACCGGCACGGTCTGTCTTTGAAACCGTGGAAGCGCTGATGGCAGAGATCAAAAAAGAGCTGGAAGATTGAGTTGAGGTGAGCTATGGCAGACACCACCACGCAGGTGCAAACCATTATCGATGAAGTGTTGCTGGATTGCCACGCCTTCAAAGACGGCCGCACGCCAAGCACAACTCTGCGTACGCGGGCCTTGGGACGGATGAACGCGATGCTGAAGAGTTGGGGAGCGGATCCGCTGGCCGGGATTAAGGTGCGCGAAAATCTGAGCGTTTCCAGCGGAGTCTCCAGCTACACCATCGGGACCAGCATGGTCTGGAATACAGAACGGCCCAAAAAGATTCTGAGCGCCCTGCTGCGCGATTCGGCCAACGTGGATTACCCGCTCAAAATCCATGCACGTGACGACTGGGAAAACGTGCGGGTGAAAACCGCTGGCGGAGTGCCGGCGGCCATTTACTACGACGAAGGTTGGCCGACAGGAATTTGCTATTTTGAGTGCGCGCCGAACGGGAATTTCACTCTGTATCTGGAATCGCTGAAGCCTTTCGCAGCCTACACCAACCTGACCGACCCGGTTAACTTGCCGGAAGAATACCAGGAGGCCATTCACTGGAACCTGCTGCTGCGGCTGGCGCCGATTTATGGCCATGAGATTAGCCAATTGGAAGGAAGCCTGGCGGAAGACACGTTGCAAAAAATCAAAATCGGGCACGCGGGACCGATCCCGCAAGCCCGGTTTGAAGGCGGGATGTGATGGGCCAGAGAAGGCGGGAAATCTTTTTCGGGAAACCGTGGCCGGACATCGATCCGGTGGCCCTCTCCAACGGAATTGCCGCGGCGCTTTATGACGGCTACCAGATTGAGACCAAAGCCTACCTGCGCCGGCCGGGAAAAACCCTGTGGGATACGCTGCCGGTGAGCTACGCGGTGGATGGCCTCTACGAAGGGCGCTACCACGCGAGCCAGGCGGGGAAGCTGTTTGGGGTGGCCAATGGGCGCGTGTACCGGCGCAATTCCGCCGGGAACTGGACCGCCTTTACTGGAACGGCTTTCAATGTTGGTTCTCCGTGTTACTGGGGGGAATATGACGACTTCTGCTACCTGGCCACCGGGCAGAGTCCGCTGCAGAAACTGGACCTGGGCAACTGCACTCAAGCCTCACTAGGAGGGAATGCGCCGACCGGCTGCACGCACCTCTCCCAGTATGGGAATTACCTGATCGTGAACGACCTGAGCGCAGGCTATGTGCTGGGCGACGTGGCCTACTCCGACGACCGGGATAACGATTACGGTTTGGCCGATAGTTGGGAGTTGATCAATGCCGAAATGATCCCGGATGCCTGTAACGGCGTGTTTGTGGACTTCGAACGGATGTTTGCCACTGGCCCCTATTCGGTGGAATCGAACGTCTTGACCACCGACGTGGACAATCCCTGGGAACGCTATCCAGGCGGATTCTGGAGTTATGGCGTGGTGGCTCCTCACACGGTGGTGAAGATCAACAATACCTATTTCTGGCTGACCCTGGTGGACAAGGTTTTTGCGATAGCCATGGTGGCGGGAGATATGCCATTGGCGCTTTCGACGCCCTATTCCAAGATGATTGCCGCCTGCAGCCTGACCAACGCGAAGGCTTGGGGGATCAGCTATAACGGCTATCCGTTTTATGTGATCAGCTTCCCCAGCAACAACCTGACGCTGGCGTATAACATCCGGATGAAGCATTGGGCCATCTGGAGCTATATGAATGGAGCCAACCGTGAAACGGACCTGATCAACTCCGCGCTGATGTTCCAGACGGAGCGGAAGATGCTGGTGGGGGATCGGCAGGCCAACGGACGGATTTATGATGTGGGCGGGCTCACCGATAACGGGATCAAGATCAAATTCGAGGCAATCAGCGGTCCGGATGATGGCGGAACCCCCTTTGAAAAAGAAGTGGACCGCTACGACTACTGTCTGAAACGCGGCCAGGCCACCGATGCCAGCACGCCCACCTTCAAGCACGCTTACAACTCCGACGGCGCTGGCTGGGAAGCCGACGAAGATATCGAAATGGGGCTGGTTGGAGATGAGTATTACTACACCGAATCGATGACGGGCGGACGATACCGGCGCCGGCAACACCGGATCCTGTGCGAATCGACGGTGACGGATTTCGAGTTTGTGAATCTATTTGAAACCGCGCACCTGGCGAGGAAATAAATGGCGGGAATCAATCCATTCAGCACGATTCAAGAGATCCCTACATGGAAAGGGATTCCACAATCTTTTGTGGAGTGGATGGTGCGGCTGATCATAAGACTGAACAAAACTAAAACTTCCGACCAGGCTAACTATCAATCGCGCAGCCGCTTCCGAGCCTGTGATGTTCCCTGGAACAACGATTATGAAATCTTCCCCGACACGGAGGTGGTGGCCGACGGCTGGGAAAGAGATTTTGAAACTACCGGCACGGTGAGCGATGCCAATTATGGCCGGTCGAAAACCCCATACAAAGGGACCTATGCCCAACAGATCAAGACCACCGGCAGCAACGGAGTTTCCTTGGCCTGCCGTCCGATCCCGGTGAAGGATGAAACCAAATACACGCTGACGGCACAGGCGAAGATTGATAATGC